AAGCACTTCCACCAGCACCACCGGCTGCCCCAGCAGCAGGAGCGGCTCCAGCACCAGGCGCTGCACCTTCTTCTCCACCAGCTTCAGGCGCTCCACCACCAGGTCCAGGACCAAAACCAGGAGCTGCACCAGCACCAGGACCGATTCCGCCACCACCACCACCTGGAGGAGCACCAGCACCAGGTTGACCACCTTGAGTTAAGGCTTCTTCCCAGTTCTTACCAAGTGTAGCAATCTTATCTAACTCAAAGGTTAAAGCAGCATCCTTACGCTGCCATTCTCTATTAGCAAGTAATTCATCATCAGTCCAGTTCATATACTTCTTTAAGGCATACGATCTAGATACTAGATTATCTGTTGCAGTGGCTTGTTTTACGTTATCAAATCTAATCTGTAGTAACTGTTGATCTCTAACAGCTGAGAAATGTGAAGGCGGGTTGAGAGTAACGTTTATATCATTCTCTCTTAACTGATACTCTTTCCACAAACCTTTAAGTTTGAGGTGAGTAATAAAAGTGTCTTTAATAGTGGTAGAAAAATGTCTTTGTAATCTAATGATTAGTTTAGCAAACTTTAACTCTTCACGCAAAATTTCACCACCATCTGCAAACTTTGTATCTGGGTTTAATCTGCTTGCAGGTACCCGTAATGCTTTATATAGTTTGTTTACAAAGTAGTTTAAGTCGTCTAGCTTACCTAAGTTTTGACCACCATTTAAAGTCTTTACTTCCGTACCGTCTTGTCCGTTGCGACGAGCAAACCAATAACTATCTAACATTGACTGTGGATCGTAAACGTTAACACTACCACCTTGATCAGAATCGTAGGTACGTTTTGACCAATAGTTTTGCATTAAACGTTTTAAGTATGCTTCTGCTTTTGCAGCAGGCATATTACCAACGTCAACATAAAAAGCTAAACGCTCTGGTGCACGAACTAAACGATAAACAACAATACTATCTTCAATCAAGCTTAGTTGTTTATATGCACGACGAGCCACCTCAAGGTAAGGTAAACGAATCGTTTTGTTTTCGTTCCAAGTGTGAGAATGGAAATAAGTTACTTGATGACGTTCAAGAGGTATAAGCTCCATACCATCTTTCTTTGGACCACCAGAAGGACCTCTACTATTAACGTTCATACCACCACCCTTATCATCCTTAGGTACTGGCTTACGAAGCAAGTAACCTTTAATGATCATGTTTTGAACATTATCATAAATAGGGTTAATATGTTCAGTTGGTATTTGTACTAAACTAATAACACCAGCTTCTTTATTATCTTCGTTAATTACGTTTTCTAAAAATATTTCTGCATCTATCAAAAGAGTTCTAAAATACTCCCACCCCTTGCTATCAAGGTTGAATAAGTCCATTACATAATCGTAATTCTTTTGAAGTTCTTTCTTTTGACTCTCTTCTAGTTTTTCACTTAAAAGCAATACTCCGTATTTGCCTTTATCGTCTTTTACTAAAGCTTCATCACAGATTTCATCTAATGCATGACTGATTTCTGCATAAGAAGCCATAATACGGTAATCAGCTACTCTCTTTGCTTTATCAGTATCAATTAAGGCATAAAGATAGTCATGGTAACCTTTATCAATAATAACCCCGTTTAAGTTGCTTTGAGGGTTATTAGGATCTTGTACAACGGAAACTGCTTGTCTTAAGTTTCTTTCTTGTTGAGTGCTACCTATTTTATAAAAAGTTTCAAACTTTGGATTAATCTCAGCAATATTATCTATAACTGTAGAGTTGCCGGTGTATGGCAGCTTATTAACGAAATTGTTAAACGCTTTACTGAAATAGTTTTGAGGTTGCTGAGCCATTGTTAATATTTACACTGTAGGTTGTTATTATATACTGGATTTATTAAAATGCCAGTACTATTATCTACTTATTAAGAACACACTAAAGTATGTGCCTTGACCCACACCACCACCATACTGTATACCTTGCCCACCAGATTGATTACTATAAGCAGTAAAGTCTAAATAATCTCCAGAGCCGTTTAAGTATATAACTTTTGATGTAATCTGACTGTAACCATTACCCGATAGTGGGTTTGTCTGTGTTATGGCTTGAGTAGAACCATTTTTTCTAATTTGTAAATTATTCTGACCCCAAGCATTAGCAGGAGATGCAGCACGCCACCAAACTTGAAACTCTACGTGATAAAAACCAGGTATTGTTGGTGTGAAACAATATGTTGAAGTATTTAACCAACTGTTAGGATCGGCTACAACTGTTTGCCAAGGCATCAATACATCTGAACCGGCCGGGGTGGTTATGTCTCCGCTCAACGTAGCCACAGTAACATATGAGCTAGAAACCGTTGGAGATGTTATTGGGTTAGTTACTGTTATACTCGAGGCGGATACACTCTGAAATGTTACATTACTTGTCGTATTAAGTGTTTGATTGGCGCCAGGGCCACTAAAACCAGAATAACCACTTATACCGGAAAAGCCTGATATACCGCTAACATTTGAAATACTATACCAGGTTGCAGTACCAGCACTATATTGCCATATCTGTCCATTACTGGTTTGATAGTACATATCCATATCTTGTAACCCGGGTATACTACCTAATGGGTTACTTGAACCTGTGTACCACACTGACCCTCTTACTCCTGAAATACCGCTAAAGCCTGATATACCAGAATATCCAGAAGTACTATTGCCACTAAAACCGCTTATACCAGAGAAACCTGATATACCTCTAAAATTACTGTATGTACTTTCTTGTACAACTATTGTACAGTTGTCATAAAAATCTGTTGTTATACCTGGTCCAGCAGATACTGCCCAAGTATGAGTGCCTGTTTCATTTGGTGAAGTATACACCATTGGTGGTAATGTTAAGTGAGTGTTATTAATATTCCAGAAATACGAAGTCGTTTCAACTATTACCCCGTCTCTTGTTAATGCAAGTCCGGCCACTCCAAGACCTGTTGCTTTCCAAGCTGTAGGAAACGCGGTAACTACAATAGCCCCGCCTGATGCAGTATAACTTGCTGTCCAATTAGAAGCAGGACCACTAGCGGTATCAAGTAATTTAGTTGTAGTGGTTACAACACCACCTATACCTGCCCCGCCAGAATAACCGCTCGTTCCGTTAGTACCAGAAAAACCAGAATAACCAGAAGTACTGTTACCAGAAAAACCAGATATACCACCTTGACCAGCTACCTGTATTTCGAACCAAGGGTTAGTATTTACCGGGAAATCTGTATTACCATTAATACCCACATTACCAGCGCTATTGTTTAATAGCTGTAAAGATACATTAGTGGTTGTACCTGGAGTAATAATAGCTGCAGCAACACCACCAAGTGCTAAATACGCAGCATTACTTGTAGAACCGTATATCGGACTTACACTACCTATTTGCGTACCTGTTGTAGTATTAACCCAACCAAAAGCAACTTGACCGCCACCAGCACTAGCAGAAACAGCAGGTACTTCAGCTCTTAATGAATATGTGTAACCAGCAGATAATGTAATAACACCAGTAGAAGTGTTGAGTGAAATGTAGCCTTGACCAAGATCGGCGTCAGCAGTATTAAACACTACAGCACCGCTTAATGCTATTGCCTGTCTGGTGTTTCTACTACCTCTTAAATAAGGTACTGGAGCAGGATTACCTGCAGGACCACTATAACCAGAAGTGCCTTGAGCGCCTGTAGGTCCTGAGTACCCACTATAGCCTGTGGTACCAGCAGCCCCACTAAAGCCGGAATAACCTGAAGTGCCGGCAGCGCCTTGAGCTCCTACAGAACCAGCTACACCCGAATAGCCAGATGCTCCATTGTTACCATTTGCTCCCTGTGCACCTTGTGCTCCCTGCGCACCTTGAACACCACTATAACCAGAAATACCAGTACCACCGCTTATACCACTATAACCTGAAGTGCCTGTCGGGCCTTTCACACCAGAAAAACCAGATATACCAGAAACTCCACTATAACCTGAAGAACCCGTTCCACCTGCAGGCCCGTATGTAATTTCTGCTGTAGACGTATTATAATACACAGCATTTGTAACAGAGTCTGTATCGTTGCGTACTGGTTTTACAAAGAAACCACTGCTTAATGCGGGGGTAACATTACCTGTTGCATTAATAACAATACTATTATCAACCTGATAAGGATAATCACTTTCTGAACCACCGGCATAATGACCAATAGCGATAGCGTTATTACCTTGTTGGTAATGACCAGCAAATCTACCGATAGCAATAGCATGTCTGCCTTGATCGGTTGCGCCTGCGTGATTGCCAATAGCAACTGCTTGATCAAGTTGACCTGCATTACCAGCATACGTACCAATAGCAACTGAATCAGTATGCTGATCTGTATTACCAGCTTGTAAACCAATAGCGACTGAATCTGCAGCCTGAGATGTGATTCCTGCACCTGTACCGATTGCGATTGGGTTAGTAAAATTATTAACTCCCGTATAAGCTGTGGTTTGTATTGAACCATCAGGAAATACTAACGTACCACTTAAAGTACTGTTAGGTAAGGTTAATGCACCGCTTGTATCAAATGTCCACCGCGAGCCGTACCCAGCCACATCAGGATATGAATCTCCTGTACCAATAACCATAGCACCATCGGCGCGAGTTCTTGCGTATTGAGAATCATTACCTAAAAATAGACTTGTTGCACTTAATGCTCCAGTAGTTAAATGTAAATGATTACCTTCTGCTACTGTTGGGTATAGTAATAACTGTTGGTTAGGATCACTACCACCAGCTGGGGTAAGTGTTATAGCATTGCCTATACCTGCAGGGCTTGTACCTTCTGTAATAGTTCCACCTGTAGGTAGGGTAAACGTACCACCGTTAGTACTACTATATGTCCAAGTATTTGCTGGACTATTGACAGTAGTAATTTGTACCCCGGTTGAATTAGCTGTAACATAAGACTGATTGTTGTAGTTTAATGTTACATAGCCGTAGGAAGAGGTGTTATTAATAATATCTAAGCCAGCATTACTATTAACTCCGATTTGTCCTTGACCACTTGGTAATATTATAGTACCAGGTAATGTTAATGTGCCATCTGATCCAAAGTGCCATTCGTACTCATTGTTCTCATAGTCAGTGTATAAGTAGATTCCACCCGACTGAAGGTCAATGTAACTATTACCATCGCTGTCAACTAACCCTAAACTACCACTATTAGATTTAATAAAGCTATTATCTGGAGTTTTTAATACCCCATCTGTGTCAAATGTCCAAGTCTTGCTACTACCACCACTTGAACCTGCCCCTGGTGTGTTTGTAGCTAATGTAATAACACCAGCGTTAACTGTACCTATAGCAATATTATCTACTGTTGGGTTTGTTCCACCGTTACCCCACACGCTAACATAGCTCTTACCATAGTTACCTAATGTAACACCACCTTGTAGAGCACTATTTTCAAATATATGTATGTCGTTATCTACCGTAGGGTAAAGAGCTAATGTATTAGGTGAATCAACAGTAGGCTGTATGTTGATACGACCACCGTCAACACTGTAACCTGGTCCTGTTAAAGTAGAAGCACTAAATGATATGTTGCCTGTACCACCGCCACTACTACCACCTGATAAACCGGGAAATAAGTTTCTGTTCCAATACATGCTTATACTTAGAAAACCAAACTAGTAAAACATATTGAGTTGGTTATAATATATGGATATATTAAGGACCAGTACTGTTTAGTACTTTAATCGCTGCAGCTATCCTATCTAAAGCTTGTTGTACAGTGGTAGGTGGTGTACCATTCCAATCTGAAGGTGTTGTAGGGGTGTAGTTGCCTGTCCATGCCGTAGTTTGTACTGAACTATCAGTAAATGTAACTGCCCCTACTGAACCAATCTGTAAAGTGGTTGTAGATTCAGCAGCACTTAAATAAACCGTGCTTGTATTATCTGTAAAGATATTTAAATTAACACTAGATACTGGAGGTGCATCAACAGGACTATATAAAGGAGCGTTGCCTATTTGTAGTTTACGTACTAATGCTCCGTTAGGTCCCACCAACTCTATTGGTGTACTGCTTAAAGAACTATTATTAATAGAAGGAATATATATACTTGGTACTCCGTTTGTATAACCAGGTCCAGCGCCTAAGAATAGACTTGTGTTGCTTGTATTACCGTAAAACTGTAAACCCTCGTTAGGGTTAACTCCATCTCGTATTGGCCAGTGTGGTGCATCAGCAATAATATAAACAGAACCGTTGAGTACGTTAGAACTACTTAAAGCATTTGCTCTATAAAACTCTACCCACGTACCAACCCCGGCTGTTTGTTGCAAGTCATCAATAAACTGTGTACCCGGGCCGTCTGTGATGTGTTTAATATAACCATTATTAGCAGAAAGTGTAATATTACCGTTTAACAACGGACTTAATGTGCCAATAAATACATTAGCACCTCTTACATTTACAGTGTCATTTATTTGTCCGTATAAACGACCGTTGTTTACAACTTCAAGATTACGAGATGAAACACCTGGATTATTAGTTAAATAAATAACATCTGCACTTAGAGTCGTAACATTGCTATTAGTTGTGTTTAAATCTGCACTTAAAGTTGTAACATTACTATTAGTAACATTTAGACTAGCACTTAAAGTTGTAACAGCAGACGAGTTTACACTTCCCAAACTTGCACTTAAAGCAGATAGACCGAGATTTAAGTTTGTAAAATTTTGATTAAGAGTGGTTCGACTATTCTTAAGAAAATCTAAAGGCTGTAATAATGTAATCTGGGCCATGATGGTGTTAAATATTTAGTATATTTGATTCGATGTTTATACTGTAAGCCAAGTATATGTATTACCGTCCCAAGTGAATGTAGCGTTGTTCCATTGTATGTCTATTGGATTAACTGTTACAGTTTTAATACCACTTAAAGCATAAGGCTGCTGTACTGGAAATGTAGGCTGATACGAATCTTTAGTTAAAAAAGAATATCCAGCAGCATTAACAACTATAATATCAAAATATCCACCGTTAGTAGCATCAGCCGGTGCTTGATAGTTAACTATCATTTTATTGTTGTTAACTATTGTATAGTTTAAGGCTGGTACTAGTCCAGGTAGATTTGGGTACTTTGCAGAAAGAGAAGGTATGGTCGAGAATGTAGATAATGTGATAACATTAGTATATCCAAACATTCCCACCACTGAACCGCTTAAATAAACAGCGTCAGTATAATCATACATGTCTCCTAACAATGTACATGTACCAGAAAGCCCTGTTGGAGTTAACCAACGATCAGTAAAACGAGTTACCGGGCGTGCAGAAACCGTGACTGTTTCAAGATAAGGGGTACCGTTTAACTCATTTATTATATTTGATATTGAACCGTATGCTTCTTCGTTTTGTGGTATAGCAGAAACAGCATAAAAGTTACTATCAATCTTAAACACTCTACCAACTGTACCTTGCTCTGATTTAAACAACCAACCCTTTATGGTAAAAGTAGTATCACAAGTTACTCTTGTACGTTGTAGATCGTTAAGATCCATTGGATAGCCCATTTTGAGGTTACCATCCCATAAAACTTCAGTTCTTATTTCTTGATTAGGCGCAGCTTGGTTTGTCCAAGAAATAACAAAATAAGGATCACTCCATGGTACAAAGTTACTCAATATTTGATCCATGTCTGTCTGAAATCGAGTAATAATGCTAATGTTAACCGCTATGTTAACCGGTACTGGTTGTAATGTGTGTATACTAGCAGTATCGGTAGAATTATAGTTATAATATTGACCACCTAGTTTATTAAAGACTCTAGTAGAGTCACGAGATATTGAAGCTATGTTAAAAGAAACAACAGGAAGCGTTAATGTCTGCGCTTTATCAACAATATCATAAAGTACGCGCTGTTTTGGTGCATAAACATACCGAACTGCAATCGCTGTTCCGGGCTTTCTTTGATTATCAAAGCGTTTTACTATAGCCCCGTCAAAAGCGTGTAGGAATTGGGTTAGTAAATCCTTTATTTCCCAGTTATAGTTGTATATCTGCACAACTATACTTACATCACTCTATTTAAAAAGTGTCCCGGCAATATACTTCTATTTGACGTTATGGTTTTTGGTGCTAATCCATCGAGAATATACGTACAACTCTCATCATCCTTAGTTCTTGTACATCTTCCTGCGGCTTGGATTAACGTTATGAACATTTTCATACGATACCACTCCTTATCGTTATCAAAAAGCATCTTAATTCGCTTACTTCCTAAGGATAAATACGGTAATTTTATAATAATCTGCCACTTTCCAGTATCTCCTTTAAGGTCTAACCCCATAGTCAACGAAGGACTCACTAAAACAGTAGGGTCTGTACGTAAAAAATGCTCTTTTACTATGGTTTCATTAGTGGTTCCCTCTTCTCTATATAAGAATCTCTTACCATTTAGCTTATTTTGCAAAGCTTGGGTTATCTCAAACGAGTTTGTATGAATAATACCCTTTTCGTCTTTGTGGTGTTCAGCGATTTTCTTAATCTCATCAATAATTTTAGGCAAATACTTGCTTAAAGTCTCTTTACTTAAAGGGTATTGGTTACTCAAATAGATAGGACTCTTCTTTGGGTCAAAAGTAGACTGTAACTCTATGTACTTGTAGTCTTTTATACCAAGGTTTTTAGTAAAGATGTCTTTATCTACAATGGTAGCACTCATGAGTATTACCACCTCTGCATAATCAAACAAACAACTAGTGAGTTTGTCGATTTTTAATGGGGTGACTAATACTTTTTCGGCGTCTTTTTCAACAATATACTGTGCGTCTTCCCAGTGGTTAATAGTATGTACGACGGCTTCGTATAAATCTTTACGTTGCTGTTGTTTAAGTAGTTCGGCTTTGTGTTTTTCATATCGCGGTCTATCAGAAAATTCATCTATTGCGTTTTCTAGTGCAGAACAAACGTCAGATAACCAACCGAGCACCTTCTTAGGTACTTCTGAAGTGAGTTTTTCAATCTCTACACCTAGGTAGTTAAACTGTCTATAGTTAATAACTGCAGAAAAGTTTTTTACTATTTCTTCTTCTAGTTCTGAACACTCATCACATACAATAATTTGACGTTTTTTGAGGTAATCAGGTAAGTTAAAGAAAGAAGCATAGTTTAGTACAGTAAACCTCTCTACTAGCGCTACATTACGTGCTTCGTAGTAAGGACAAATACAATCGTTCCAGCATTTACGCTTAAGGTTTTGTGAAATAACACAAGGAGCATGATCTACTGTAAAATCGCTATCTACCTCACATTGATAGTTAGTCTTACCTTTGAATATTTCACAATCGTCAAATAAAGCTTTATACTGATCTTGTAAAGTTTTAGTAGTAGTTAAAGCAAACATACCATGCGGTGCAAATCTTGTAAAACTACCCTCGAAGTCTTTGTCGTATGCCTGGTAGCTCTGTATTAACTTTGCATATTCAGGATCTGCCCCGTTAGTTGTATTAGAAAGGGTCTTACTGAAAAAAGATTTACCAGAGCCTGTAGGCGCTTGTACAACAATAAACTTAGCTCCAGAGTTTATTGCCTCCTCTATTTGGTTTAATCCTGAAATCTGATGCTCTCTAGGCTCATATTTTTCAGGAAAGTAACTTAGCAATGGTTTTTCTATCTTCATTAATATAGAAGATATATTGTACTATACTTTACAGTTTTTACAAGCTCGAAATGGTCAAAACACTGTCATAAAACCGACTATTTTTGACTTTATTAACACTTTTCAATGTTAATAAAAGTTTATAATCGTTTTCTGCTAAAGTATCTAATCTATAATCAAAATGTACCTTACTATTTTCATTATATGCTGAATAAGGAAACGGAACTTCAAAGGTTTCTCGTTTCTTTTCATTAACTAATATAAAAGATAAGTAGTTTCCGGAAAGTTTATACAAAAGAAGCTTGCCACTTTTGTAAGTTTTATGCTTGAGGTTAAATGTAACTTCTTTTAACAAATAGGGCTTAATAAGATTGTCGATTTGATCGGTCATGAGTGCATAAACGCCACTTTTTGGCTTTCTGACATTTTAGATAAAACTCTATTGAAGAAGTCCCAAAACTCGTCGGGTGGAGTCGTTTTAATAGCTCTTACTATTTCTACATTTTCAGCAGGTATAAGCCTATAATCTTGTAAGAATATGTCCCATACTTGTACTAAGCCTTTATCTTGAGGGCTAAACTTTAATCTACCAGAGGCTCCGTGAAAGTTCAGTGCAAGTGTGCCAGGCACACTAGTTAAAAGGTTTGTATCATTAGTTGCAAGCATTCTTCTTACTGTATTACCAGGTAAAGGTCTACGTCTGACGAATCTAAGTTCGACAGCGTGACTGTTTAATATTTGTATTAAAGTACCAGGTGACATCCATATTACTTAGCAGGGGCTGCTCTGCCGAAAATACGTTCTTCATTAAGAAATACGATATTCTTTAATCCGTTCATTTTGGCACATTTAATGCCGAAGTTGCTTGGAAAAATAACGTGCTCTCCTACCTTGGTTTTACAACGAGGCCCAGCGATAATAACTTTAGCTACACGCCAAGCAGATTGTACCATGTTTACAGGAACAAAAATACCATCTCTCATGATTTGGGTGTTATCTTCATTACAGTCTGCAAATTGACACATCATAATATCATCTAAAAGAGATTCTAACTTCCAGTCACTGAGATTGATATCTGAACCTGCATAGTTATCAAGTTGTACCAAACCTTTAACATTGTCTGTTTGTATGTCTTCATTAGCTCTTAAAGCTTTTTCGCGATCTTCAGCATTAAGGCCTTGAGCTTTTAAATCTTTTTCGATTTTATATGTTAGATTTTTCTTCATTTGGTAATTTTAAGTTAAAATACTCTATGTAATGATTTACCTCTCGGCTTGATATTTCAAGGTTGTTTGCAACCTTAAGAACAACTTCATTAGATTTCTTTACAGTCTCTTTTTTGGTTTTTTTTATGTAGTTAAATCGCTTAAACTTGCAAGTCGGTATAACAGTATCTAAAGCTGTATACCAATCATTATTATTTTCAAAACTTTTCCAATATCTATTAGTGGTTTCGTTTACTAAGCTACAAATAGAAGTAGAATACATAGAACACCAACGCTGAATAAGAAACGGTTGAAAATCCTTATTCTCGTTTATGGTGTCTATGTGTTCTTTGTTCTTTTTATATAATATACTGTTTAAATGATTAAACATTAAACAATAATCTTAGAAGTAGCTACAAATATATTATCTACCATACTATAGAATAGAGAATGTACTTGTAGTTGAAAGTTTTCAGCGTCTGATTGAGATAAGTTAGTACTAAACGCAAAAGCAGGAGCTTTTTTACCGGCACTAATATTAATACCAGTATGTCCAATAGCTATACTATCTTTAGAGTATGTAATGCTGACAGAAGCTTTACCTTTTTGTTGTACAATACCGCCTTGATTGTGTTCAGCGTGTACGATCAAGTCATCACCCTTCATTTGAATAGGCTTTTTAATAAAGCTATGTAAAATATTAGCAATACCAGTATTAAATAAGCGCTGAAAACAAACCGCCCCAAATGGGTCTAAGTTAGGTATTTCCCAACAAAAGTTAACCATAGAATCGCTATAAATATAGTCTTTTTCTAAAGAATCTTCTAAATCAATAAGATTTATTGTAACTTCAACTGGAGCTACAAAGCTAACAATATTACCCACAGCTAGAGTCTTATCTCTAAAATACTTATAAGCAAAACGCTTGTGAATAAAATCGCCGTTATAGATAGTTTGGTCTTTAATGATCATAGTATTATTGTATTATAAAAATTAATATTGTCCAGTCCTTGCTTTATTGATAAACCAATCTTCTGCAAGTCTAAACTCGTCGGTAGGGTTTCTTAACCCCTGGGAACCGTGAATAACTTTAATATTGGTTGTGCCGAGTTTAAGTTTAGCTTTATTACATTGTAAGCTAAAGTCTAAATCATAAAAATGAAACTTAGCAGGATTACTTTCATCAAATTTTATACCTGCTTGAGCTATTTTCTTAGGGTTAAATGCTAAAAATAGTCCGTCTAATAAAACCACTCTACCGTTTTTACCGAAAGGTGTTACAAATACTGCATTACGTCCCATATCAACATGGCTAACTTCCCCTCTCTGATCTGCTCTTGCACACATTAAGTGCCATAAAGCAGGCTGTCGTATTACAGGATTAATACCACCTGCTAACCCTACTATATCATATTTTTCTAAGGCTTGATGTAACTTTTCTAACCATTTATCATCTGTAATAAGTACATCATCGTGAGTTAACACTAATACACAATCCTCGTCTTTGTAGGAATCAATAACAGAGTTATAAATTTTAGCTATAGCAGTCTTATTATTAAAGACTCCGTGTGTGGTAGTAACTTCGTTTAAGTATTCACTATTAACTATAGTGTATTTGCTTCTGTTCTTGAGTTCTGAAAAAGAAGCAGCTGTAGAACAAAAACTTAAATACGTGTTCATTAATCAATAATCTGAGTTTCTTGTGGTATATTAGGAAAATGTTTTACTATTTCTTCTAGTGTCGAGTCATCACTAATACCAGTTTTATACACAAAAATATTATGCAGTTTAATGTTTTTGTCATTAACTTTTTCCGCTATTTCTAGCAAGCGACGGCGATGAACCGCGGTGTGGTCAGAACACACATCACAACTAGCAGTGAATAGTAATGCTTCTACTAAGAGTTGTTTTTCTTCTGTATTTAACTGTAAGCCTTTCATATAGTGCTTACAGTATAAAGGTTTATAAAAATAAATCTACTGATTTATTTAAAAAAATGCATAATAAGCGAAGTTATACTACTTATTAATGCAACCCAAATAGCTGTTTGCATGTGCCAGTGTAGACCCTGCTGTTTTTGATGTTTTGCTTCACACTTACCTACGGCAGTATATATCTCGTTATGGTATACTTCCATTAAGTCCCGTGTTTCGTTAAAACGGCTATCCATTTCAGCTCTTATATGAGTTATATCATTATTAATAGTTGCAACCTGTTGCATCAAGCTAGGGTGACCATTACCATCTCGTACAATCTTACTGATATTGGCAAGATCTTCTTTTACATTAACTATATCTCTGTTAATGTAATCAATGGCTGTGTTTCTTTCGGATGAAGCTTTTTTAACGGGCATGTATATATTTAGAAAACAAAGTACGGAGACTTGTGTTTAAATCTACCTGCAGGCACTATACTATTGTAATCTTGTAATGCGTATACAATTCCCTCTTTTAAGGATTCACTACCTTCAAACTCGGTAGACGAAAA